GCCCGCTCTGCGAGACCGTGTAGTTCTCGCGATTTGGGTCGAAGGTGAACCTAGCCATGTCAGACCACCTTACGCCCACGCGGTTTCAAGACGTATGGCTCGTGCGTAGCCTGATAGGCACGAATTGACGGCCACCCCTCTTTGACCACGCTATCAGGGACAAGGCAGCCCCCAAGGCGAAGATGCAGAACACCCTTGATGTACTCCGCCCCACCGCATCGGATAGGTACAACCATGCTGGCAGCTACCTTCTGTCGGCCTTCGGAGGTCGACAGAAGCTGTTTCAGTGCTTGATCTTTGGTCATCATGATGCCTTGGGGAAGGCCTCTACTGAGACGACTTACGAAAGGATCCTCACCATCCCTCGTCATCAAATTCAGGAGCCGTCAAGTTGAAGGTGACGGGAGAAAGAGATGATGGTGCAGGGGGCGGTAACGGTGGGGGGCACGGAAGCGTATCTCGAACGTCTTCGAAATCCTCTTCTGTATCGTCCTCGATCTTGATCTTGTCCTCTGGTCCAACCCCCGTCTTCATGGTGATCACATACCCTCGATAGAAGAAATCGCTAGACCCTTATGAGAACTTCGACGAGGTGAGGAACAAGAATCGTTGTCCCTACAGAGGGGCCCCAAAGCCAATCCCCCTCAGCTCTCCATGTAGGTTTCTCACCCATCGCAGTCTCGACTTCGTTGAAAAGCCTAGCTGCCAAAGCCAAGTCGAACGCACAAAAGAAGCTCTTCCGAGCACCCAGAACCCGGCGTCTTCCTTCCCGTTCTGGCGTGACCAGAAGTCCCCGCAGGTGGCCCTTCGAGAAAAGCGTCACCCAGGCTTCCAGAAGGTCTCCCGAGGTCTCCGCAACAACAAAGCCATCCGAACCCCGTTGGATGATGCGTGCCTCTGCCAAGGGTTTCCCCAACGCTGGAAGAGCGCCTTGCAGCACATAGTCCCGAATCCACCCCACCCCGGTTGTAAGACGTTCCCCCATGTCCGCCTTCGAAAGGCCCACCGGGAAATACTGTCGAAGCAACCGTAAGAACCGTGCGAAGTCTCCCCCTACATGACCCAAAACAGGAAGACCTCTTCGATGGACGAGATCAACCTGAGCCACAAGTCCCGGCATGGCAGGAGCGATGGCGAGTTCTCGATGCAAAAACAACGCGATGGCAAAGAGCGTGTCCACATCCCGGATAGCCGGGGTTGCGAAGACAAGAGGTAAGGGACGCCCAAGGATCAAGTCCTCGAAGAAGCTCGTGAGCGCTCCGGGATCGGCTTGCCCAAATCCCTCCCCGTGATGTTCATAGACATACAGAGCAGGATCTGCGGCCTGCTCTCGCGAAGCCCCCGCTTCAAATGTAAGAGCCCCCTCAACGATTGGCGTGACGCGAGGCTCGATGATGATGCGGAACTCAAGGTTCACGCGCCGACTCTACACCAACTAGCAGGGCGGAGGGCCCCCAGGTACTTGAGGACTGATCCCAGGGACATTGGGCACGATCCGAATGGTTCGAGGCCGGAAATCAGGTTGAACCGACATCGCGTGCGTTGCCGGACGATGATCGAGGGTGCAGACGAGATCCGCCATCGCTTCCCACGCAAACACGGGAAGAGGCACGTCCCTGGCTTCCCACGCTAGCAATTCATCGGGGGTGATCCCAAAAAATGTAGCCGTGTCGGCAACAGACATGGGAATCGAGGTACGCATGAACGAGAAGATATCCCCCCGAACGAGGCCCATGAAAGAGAGTTGTGAGGCGGCTCGGTGAATAGCCCACTCGATCTGAATCGGGGTAAAGCTCAAGGTTCCGTCTGGGTTGATGACACCAGAAAGCGCGGCCACAAAGACGATCCCCGTGTTACCCACAGGAATGAGGTAGTCGAGCAGTTTCAGAGTTCCGACGTCGAACGCCATTAGGAGCATCTCCTGACAACGAAAGCCTCGATGAAGCTTTCAGCGAGATCCCGCCCTCGCATGGCATTGAGCCAACGAGCAGGGATAGCCCCAACGCCATCTCGTGCCCCGATGAGACCCCCTACGACCGCTGCTGTAGTATCGGTGTCTCCACCCAAAGAAATCGCCCCGGCAACACACGACTCGTAGTTTGTCCCTGCACGGGCTGCATGGATGGCGTAAGCCAGCGTATCTAGAACATACCCCGAGCCCATGGGTTTCGGTGGGATCTCAAGACGAACATGGGAGAGCTTCAACCCCTCAATGAACGCTCTCGCAGGGGACTCACCGCGCATCATCCGTCGAGCTGCCACGCAGTAGACGCCACAAGCAGCCTTGGAGTAATCATGGCCGTGAGTCACAGCGGAAAGCCGACCCGCATCTTGGTACAGCTCTTCGTCGCTCCCCTGATGCCACAGAGCGAGAGGGATCGTCCGCATGAGAGACCCGTTCCCGTTCGCGCTCACGTCGGTAAGACCCGCCACCCTGGCGGCGTGTCCTCGCATCATGCGCAAAATAGCTTCTTGTGTGGTGTTTCCCACGTCGTATGTATGCCGATCCGGCGTGTAATCCGACTTGGTAAACCACAGAGTAGCCCTACGACCGAAATCCTCTTCGTCCACTCCTTTGCTGGCCGTGAGGGAATCCACCATGGCCAACGTAAGAGAGCCGTCGTCACTCCATGTCCCATAGGGAACTTTCGGAAACGTCTTCCGGTAATCGGACGACATCACCATGTCGAAATCTTGAGGGATAGCACTTGCGTGCTTGAACTCGTGCGGCACACCCAAGGCATCCGCAACCAACACCCCCCACAGGGCCCCTCGAATCTGATCTTGAAGAGAGACAGGCATCTGGGTTCACCAGGGTCGGTATACACCTACCACGTGATGTACTTGCCAGCTTCGATCTCGTCCGATCGGCTGTCGTACTTCTCCATCGCATCTTCGATACGCTCCCGAAGGTTGTCCCTCCAGTTCTGCGTACGCTTCACGATAGGAAGCTTCCCTGACTGTAGCGGCCTGCCGTCCCGATAGAGACCGACCCGGATGGCATCACTCCCGACTCCTGCTCCTGTTTGTCCCCCATGGCCAACCGTCGTGTAGACCAGGATCGTCACACGGTCGCTCAAGGGTAGCTCGATGGCAATCTCCCCTCGAACGTTGACCTGTTTCTGAGGTTCGAGCGCATGAAACGCCCGCTTGAGGAACGTTTCCATGTCCTTGAGCGTGACCTCGGTGAACTGAATGGCCATCGCTTTGACAGGCTTGCTCACGAAGGCCTCCGATCATAGGTGCCAGTCGAGAGGTCTTCTCCTGGGTCGTCCCCACTGGGAGTAGGTTGAAACAGAGCGATGACCGACAACCCTGGAACCCACCCCGCCATCTTGACGATAGGTTCTGGCGCAGGCTCCGGAGTCGCTTTCCCAGCCACGTTTTCACCCAAATGCAGACCCGCTTCTTCTACGAAGATGCTCGGCTCCGAGGGGCGTCCGTTGCGATCATGCTTCGGACACAGAACCGTGAGGTCTTCCTTTGCACGAGTGAGCGCCACGTAAGCGAGCTGGCGCTCCGTGAGAAAATCCTTCTCTCGACGCTGTTCAAGGATTTCCGCCTTCTCGGGCGTCAACATCTCCTCCCCCTTCAACTTGCGAGGGGGCATCGGGAACGTGCCTTTGGGCATCACGACAACGACGTTCTTGTACTGCGCCCCCTTCATGCTGTGAACCGTCGAAAGGGTCACACAAGGAGGCGGCAGACGCTTGGACGGGTCGGTCTGAGAAGCCTTCTGCTCCTCATCCCATGCTTTCAAATCGACGCGGAGTTCCTTCGCGTGCTCTTCCAGCTTGTCGAGATACGCCTTGAACTGCTTGGGATCGGACGGGTCGACGTCCTTTCGCATCGTTGTGGGCTGAGCCATGTGGAAGAGAAACTCGACGTTGCCGATCGGCTTCTTGTCTTCTTCGCCCTCTTCCTTCGGAGCGTCTTCCTCGGCATCCTGAGCCATCCAGGTGGGCATCAGATCATCACGAAGACGCGTCGGAGGCTTCCCACGCTCTGCCATCCCTGTGATCGCCAAGATGTCGTTGAGCACATCGGACGTTGTGTACTTGCGCGTAGCGCCCAGCTCATCCGTCTTGGTGCCCTGCTCGATGGCATCTTTGATGCCGTGAAGTTGGTCTCCGAGATCTTGAAGAATCTGCCGTTGTTTGGTGACCTTCCATCCCTCGTAGATCCCGGCCGCCTTGATGATCTCGTTGATCCCTGCCGCATCGAAAAGGTCGAGAGGATTGACATTCGTACAGGACACGCCCATTTGCCGAGCCTTGGCATCGACTGCGCTCTTGATGACGCGCTCTGCCTCACCCCCACCCCAACCGAAGAAACGCTGAGGCTTGTTGAGAGCGATTGCGAGAGCATCCTGCATCTTGGAGAAGTCTGTGCCCGACACAAGATTCATGTACGAGAGCACCGTCTGAGTCTCAGGGGACTTGAGGAAGCTCGTCCCACCCTTGCGACCGTAGGGCACACCAAGAAGTACACAAGACGTCTCAAAGTCGTTCAGTTCTTTGTTCGTGCGGGTGAGCACTGCATAGTCGGAAGGCTTCTCCCCGGCTTCGATTCCCTGAGAGATCTTCTCAACGGACCCTAGAGCCCCGCTGGCGTGGTCTGCGGGTCGTTCTACCACGACAGAAGCCTGCCCCCGAGGCTTACGGGGGTCAGGCTTCGCCTCCATCGGAATCCCACGCGGATGGGTCGTCATGAGCTTGTTCGCTACATCGACGATCTCAGGCAAGCAACGGTAGTTGGTGCTGATGATACGGGTCTGCCACTCGGCCCCGGACTTGGCGTCCGTCTTGCCGTGGAACTGGGTGAACAACTCCGGACGCGCCCCCACGAAGGCGTTGACGCTCTGGATCTCGTCACCGACCACCCAGAGAGACTTGCCATCCTTGCCGTCCGTGACCTGCTCACTGATCATGTCGATGATCTGGTGCTGCACTTGATTGAGGTCTTGAGCCTCATCCACACAGATATGATCGTACCTGGCTTGGATCTCTTTGCGAGCACCCGGGTTGTCTCGCAGGACATCCCTGAACATGAGGATCATGTCCGAAAAGTCCCCGAGCCGGTCCTTGGGGCCCATACCCCGAAGCTTGTTGAGCCACCCCATCCAGTGTTTGTTGGCGTCATCGTTGGTGGCGACACAGGGGGGCTGCCAGTTGGGGATGATGTTCTTGTAGCCGAGGGTCCACTCGTACCACTCAGCCTGCTTTTCCTCATCGAGCCCGATGGCGTCATGCTTTGCCTGCTCGGGCGAAATGTCGTTCATCATCCACTTCTGGATGACCACGGCTGAACCTGACGGAGGATCGTTGCGGAAGCATTCCTTCCAACAACGAGCCATGTAGCCCGCCATGGAACCCGGCGAAGGAGCCCTGGCAGGCGCCTCTTCTGCACCCTTGGACTTGCCTCGGTCGCCGCCGCCTTGGAACCATCGGGTGAGGGCTCCCTGCTGCTCCTTCGTGCCGTACTGCATGATGAACCGGCGGAAGATGGAGTGCATCGTCCCTTGGGTCATCTGCGACTTCACGTCGTCGCCCACCAACATCGCAAGACGCTCGGAGATCTCCGCCGCTGCCTTCGTGTTGAAGACGACCGCAAAGATGCGGCTCGGAGGCACGTGACGTTCCTGCACGAGATATGCAATGCGGGAGCAAAGAGCTGTGGTTTTACCAGATCCGGCTCCGGCCGCGAGGATGACCCGGCCGTCGGTCATGACAGCCTTCATCTTCTCAGGGTCATCCGCAATCGGACGAAGAGACGGAGGTACGTTTTGAAGAGCCTGAATGGCAACTGCGGAAGTTGCGGCAGCCGTCGCGATGCCGATGGTCTCGGAACGAGTCGGCGGTACATCCGGCCGACCCGACTGCACAAGAGCCTGGGCTGCTACTTCGGTAGCCTTGGTCTCAACCGTCTGTAGAACTGCGGCCTGGGTCTTCGAAGCTTCCGCATGCGCTGTAGAGGCCGGAGATTCAACCTCATGCACCATGTGGGCATCACGTAGCTCCTCGGCGCTTTCACCGATTTGCTTGGCAGCTTCGTGGACAGGATTCACATCGACCTGGATGGGTTCCCCACCTGAAGTCGTAGAAGCTGCTGCCCGGACAATCCACTGCTGCAAACGCTTGTCCCGAAGAGTGATGGTCGAGAACTTTGCGAACGCTGTCGCAGCCTCTTCGACCATCGAAGACTCGATGGCATCGGTCACTTCACGACGAGCCCGAGTCGATGTTCCGAAGACGTGCTTGGCTGTCGTAGCACCGCCCTTGGAGAGGATGGTTCGAATACGAAGGGCTCGAATGGACGCACCCTTCGCAGTCGGAGGGAGCCGCAGAGCGTTTTCGAGCATTCGCACCGAGCCCGGATTCGTGAGCCCGGCTTGGATGAAGGTGCCGATGCGTGCGAGGTGCTCCCGCTCCACGTTGTGGAGGAGCAACATCCCGCGTGAGAAAACCGGATCGCCGTGAGGACGCCCGGTCTCCTTCATCCAGCGCAAATACGTATCGAATGCGAGAAGGAAGACCACGTAGTCAGCGATTTGAAGCTCGCCGAACTTGAGGTCTTCCTCATCCCCCTCCGCCTTGCGCAGGGTCCCGACCCGGTCGTAGTTGAAGGTCATCTCAAGAATGTTCGTGGGACAAGAGGAAAAACGGCCCTTCTGGTTCGACCGCCTCTACACCGACGGGAGAAGAAAGCCGCTCCCGAAAGCAAAAAACCCGCTGTTGCCAGCGGGTTTTTCACATCTACCGAGACGGTCTCTGATCCTCAGATCCTTGCCCGGAGGTTGAAGGTCAAAACCAAATACAGCAGCGGGAAGATCGGCTGGTAGAAGGCCTCGAAGTTGAGAACCGTCGGGTCGCTCGGGTCGATGGCCGACGAGATCCCCGTGAAGGCTCCGATGATCTCCGCCAGGATGAGCTGCTTGAAGAGGGACGTCATCGTGACGTTGACCTCGTTCGTACGGCCCGCCAAGAACTTCGTTCCCACGAAGTTGTCGAGCGCCTGACGCGACTGCTGCTGCACGAAGTCGGCGATCTGAGTGACCGTCGGCAACCTGGTGAGCACCGACGCCATGTTGGTCGTGAGCCCCTGCCGGATGCGGACGAGCTGCGACAGATCTTCGAGGATCGTGATGCCCTTCACGGCAGTCTGGTTCGCCTCGATGGGATCGAGGACACGCGGAATGCGTGTGAACCCTTGGATCCGACGGCGCGTGTAGGGCGTCGCCACATCCACCGTGGGGGAGACAACAGCACCGGAGACCGCAGCCGCGAAGAAGCTGCCGTCCACGAGGCTCTCGAAAGCGTTGCCCAGTTCGTCCGTCAAGGTGATGACTGCCGAGTCCGGGTAGAACGCCACGATGCGGTTCGACACGAGAGCTTGCGCAACCGCTTGAGCTGTCGTGGGAGTGGTACCCGACGCAAACCCGATGAAGCCCATCCGCTCCGCTTGGTTTTGCGGAAGCGATTGGGTTTCACAGTGCTGCGTGAGGAAGGCGTAGACCGCCGTCGAAGTCGCGAGAGGCACGATGATGTCCGGCTTGATGTTGCCGGGCAACGGCATCGCGAGATCTTGGATCGCCGTGATGAAGCTCGAATCCGAGGCCTGGTTCGTGTTAGGAACCTTGAGCACCTGCTTGATCCCAACGATGAGTGCCCCGTTAAGGATCGCGAGGTAGGCCGCGAGCGAGACCCGGTTTGTCGCCGACACGACGCCGAAGTTGGCTTCGATCGTCTTGAGCTGGCGGTAGAGCTGGGCCGAGAAGTCCTGCTTCAGGAACTGGTAGCTGATGTAGTAGAAGTCCCCGATGGCAGGCTCGACACCCGCAGGGTTGAACGTCTGCACCGTGCCGGTGTCGTTCGGGAAGACCCCCACAGTGTTCGAAACCGTGGTTTCGAGGCCGCCGATGGCGTACCAAGGACGGCTCGGATCGACCAGGAAGGTCGGGCTCACCGACAGGGTGAAGCTGCCCGCAGGCGAGTAGCTTCCTGTCGAGGCCGGAAGCACCGTGAAGCGAAGCCCTGTCCTTGAATCCGTGTAGGTCTGGCCAGGAATACCAGTGCCTACCGAACCCGCAGGGTTGTTCGACGTGACCGCGTAGTTCTGCTGCGCGTCCTCGCCGTTGTCCCCATCGGTACCTGGCGTGATGCCGATACCCGTTGTCGTGTTGAAAGCCGAGTTCGCTGCATTGGCGAACCCAACACTCGATGTGGCGGCCCCGACCGTGATAGACTCGAACGTGATATAGTTCTGTCCGTTGATCAGGTCGACGTAGCAGAAGCCATCCGTCGTAAAGCCCGCAGTCGCCATCAAGACGTCCACGATCTCTTGAGACGTGACGAGAACCTGGCTGGCTGCCTGGTTCTGCGTGAACCCAAGCACCGCATTCGCCGTCCCATCGAGGATGAGGATGGCGCTTGTGCTGTCGTTCACCTGGCTTGTGAGACGAACCTTGTTGAGGTTCGTAAGCGTACCGACCGATGCAGTTGCAGGCGCGAGCCCCGGAACCGCATTGATGGCACCCACGACAGCGGCAGCAGTGACCGCCGCCCCTGCCGGGAGCTGCACCTGGTAGTCCACGCCGTTGACGCGAACCTTGAGGATATCGTTGAGGCCGTTCGTGATATTGAACGGACCTGCAAGCGACCCGAGAAGCGTTGCAGCCTTGTTGATCGCCCCAGGCGTCCCGAGGGCCGACTGGAATGTCCTGAAGCCGAGGGTTGCTTCTCCCGTGCCCTGGTTGATGCGAACCGACGAGACGGAGTCGAAGCCACCGGGGAGAGCCCCAGGTGTTGTCGCGCTCGTGATCGTGAAGATGTAATCGCCCGTTGCAGGACCGATCTGGAGGAAGGCCGCTACGCCGTTCAGAAGGAGAACAGCGTTGATCTGGCCGATGATGAACGTCGCCGTCTGGTTACCCGTCGTGAGGGTGACCGGATACACAACGCCATCGACGTTGATGTTGAGAACGTTCGCACCGACCTGAACGTTGATCTTCCCCGCATCGGGACCCGACTGAATCGGCGTGACATGTCCCGAGACGACGATCGCCGGAGCTGCTGTGTTGAGGTTCGCCGTGATCGTTGCGGCATTGAACTTCTGAGTCCAGGTCGCCGAGTACGGCGAGAAGAAGCTGTACGACTCAGGATTGCGGTTCGTGAACACCGCGTTCGTTGCCGGAGAAGATCCGAACGTCACCGTCACCAACTCGGAAACGGCTGCCCCAGCACCCGTGTGGAGAGCATCGGGAATGGTCTCCACACCACGGGGCCACTGCACGGTCTGTGCAAGACCGGACTTGGTACCGAACCGAACCTGCAAGAGGTTCTTGTTCTGGATGCCAGAGAAGACCGTGTACTGACCCGATCCGACCGGACCCGGCACCGTGTTCGTGAAGATGTAGGTGTCGTCCTCAATCCGGCTGTAGAAAAACGTCGCGAAGACGGTCCAATCAGGCGGCAGAGGATCCTTGAGAGTGATGCGACGGTTCGTGCCGTCGACCGCGATGACCTTTGCGGCCGGACGCCCAAGAGCGTCACGGAGCGTACGACCGACACGAGCCACGATGAGATCCGGACGGTTCGTGGTGAGATCCTGACGCCCGTTGGTGACCGACTGGTAGAGCGTCAGACCGAGAGTCGTATCGCGCCCGTTGCCCGTTGTCGGCACCTCGGGGAGGAAGAAGTCCGTCGTCGAGACCTTGGCCGGGATGACCGAGGTATCGGTGAACGCCAAGCAGGGCGCCAGCCACATCTTGTCATCCACCAAAAGGCCCGTGATCTGCGCCTTGTCGAACGGCACACCACCGGTCGAAGTGGAGCCTGCTGCGACAACGAAGCTCGTACCCCAGTGAACGATCGAAACGTCCGGACTCGGGTTCGAGATGACGAAGTCGGCACCCGAGATGTAGTCGGCGCGGTTCGGCGAGATACCCGCTCGAATGACTGTCGTGACGAGCTGGTTGGGCAGGTAGTCGAACGTGTCCTGCCACGTGTTCGCGAAGTACTGCACCGTGACCGTCGAACCAAGCGGAGGTGCCGACGGAAGAGTCACGAGACCGTTCGTGCCATCGAGGGCCGACGGAACGATCTGCGTACCGCTGACTTTGACGACGACCTTCGAGGTGTCTGTGGTCGTGATACCGCCGCCGGACCCGTCCACGATGGGGCGGTTATAAACGCGGAAGACCGCGTTCCGGTTTGTTGCCGTGTTCGCAGTCCACCCGAGCGGCCCGTTGGCGCTACCCGTTCCGATGACGATCGAGATCGGAGCAGTGAGCAGGACGTGATCCAAACCGTCGTTGTCCGTGAAGACCGACGTACCGAGGTTGGAAATCGCCGCTGCATCGATCGCCGCTTTGACACCAGCGGCAGTGAGGGAACCTTGCGGAAGAACCACCGAGTAGCTCGTGCCACCCACCGAGAGCGCGAACAGGTCGTTCGAACCCGTTGTGATGGCGAAGGGTGCCACACCAGGGCTCGTGAGCTGTGCCGGGGTGGACGTGACCTGATCCGAAAGGTCGTCCGTGAAAGCCGTGTCTCCACGGTGGAAGAAGTACGTGCAGCGCACGACGTCTGTGGGCTGCGTCGGGACCTGAAGGGTCACGACACCCGACTGCCCGTTGACCAGCGAGACAGCGACAGGGATGCCGCCGACCGTCACCGTCACGGTGCGGGGGTTGTTCGTGATTCGACCGAACCCTTGGCCATCGACGATCGGGATGTTCCGCACTCGGAACTGCGTCCGAGTGCCATCCTGCGCCCCGAGGATGAGGTGCTGAGGGTTGGTGGAGTCCACGACCCAGGACAGCGACACATCTTCTGCCGTGATCTGCTGGTCGATGTCAGCCGAAGAACCACGGACCAACTCGATGTTGTCCTGTTCGAGTTCTTCTTGCCCCACGCCAATGACAATGGGGATGCGAAGCCCCGCCACGACATTGGCGACGTTTGCTTCCGTCAGGGTGCGCGTGTAGACACCGGGCGGCACGTAAGTGATGAAGGGCCCCAACGCCATGATCTTCCTCAGCTTTTTGGAATCAGGTTGTCTGGATCTGGGTCTTCATTACGGCAGCTTCTGGTCTGGATTGAGATCTGGGCCTTACACGTTGTCCGCTGCACAAGAGGAAAACTCAGTCGACAGACATTCTCGTTCCTCAACGGCCAGGAACGTGGCTCGGCAGCACCAAACACAAGAGAACTAGCGATTACCTCTAGCCTCCTTCGCGGTTCGCATGGCTTCGATCGCTTTCTTCGCCGTTGTCCGTCGAACCTGTCGTCCTGCGGCACTCATTGCCTCATATTCGACGAAAGAACCGTCCTTCGCCGTCCGACGAATGAGCGCAGGCGAGCCTCCGACCGCTCGTACCTGGTTCTTCACCACATCACGCTCCCGGTGCTGTTCCCACCGCTTGTCGGCGTCTTTCCCCACCGCTTGGTCGGCTGTCGGGTAGTCGTCCTTGTGGACGCCCGTGTTGCCAGGCAGCGCACCAGCCTTCTCTTTGAAGTCGAAAGAGAAGCCTTCCATGACCCGAGGAGCCTGATCATGGCAGTTGGGGCATTCGTGAGAAATGTGGGTTCCGATCTTCAAAGTCCGATCGAAGCGAAGGTCACATCCCTCAGTCTGACATTCGAACGTATAGCGCGGCATCTGGGTCTCCGTCTGATTTGGGTTAGAGGATTCTTTCGAAGTTGTTGTTGCGTCCTGCCAGGATGGGAGCTGTCACGAAGAACAGACTGGAAGGGCCGTCTTTTGCGCCACTCTGCACGAGGTTCTGCGTGACCTTCGAGATCGTGAGTGGCATCGGAACATGGATCTCCCAATCCGCTCGAAGCTGGATCGAGAGCGACGCGTTGTAGTAATAGTTGTCAGCCGTCTCGTCGTAGACCTCTTCGGCTTCACCCCCCATCGAAATGTCGATGATCTCGATACCCTCGAACTCCAACTTGGGTTTCTTCTGCCCCCAGAGGTACATGATGGCGAGGTCGGCCACCTCTTCCATTTGGGTGGGATCCCTCGCGATGACATCGAGGTCGAAAGTAGCTTCGAACTTCCCCCCGAAAGCCTGTGCTGCATCCACCCGATCGGGATAGATGCGAAGCGCCACCTTGTCTCCTTGCTTCCCACGTTTCCCAAATGCCAGGACAACCCCAGGGATCGTCTTGACGTCGGAAACGTTCCACTGCCACAGGACCGGCCCGATGCTGGGCACTGGATAGAAGTAGTCCGCAGTGAGCACCGCGTTTGGTTCGAAACGTCCTATGATCTCGATAGAACCGTCGAGGTAATCCGCCTTGTAGTCTACGTTCTCCGTCAGAAGCACACGACGGTTGAGGTAGATACGGAGCGTCCCTTGAAGAGGGATGTTCTCCAGTTGGGCTTGCCGTTCGATCCCAGATTGAAAACGAAGCAGGGCTTCATCGGTCGCTTCAAGCAGCGGATCAACAGCAAACGTTCCCGAGTCGTTGGCGTTTTCCGGGACCGTGAGAATCTCAATGTAGTAGATGCCCGCGCGTGTTGGGAAAACCCCTTGGTTTGCCTGGATGGCGCCCGCATCTTCCCGCACCCATTCGAGAGGATACGCGGGCTCGCCCACGTAGGTGAGCATGACGTGGCTTTCGACCGTCCCCATGAAGTTGTCACCCGAAAGCGCCACCTTGTTGGCGTTCGAGCCTTTGACGACAATCCCAAATTGAGGCCGCTCGGTGAACGTGTACTTGTTCTGGATGAAGGGAACGATCTTGGAGTAGATCGGATGCTGCTGAAAGCTGTCTTGCAGCTCTAGAACAAGGCGCCGTTTGAGGGAGCTGATCAGATAGTAATACATCTCACGCCTCCCTCAAGATAACTTCCCATGCGGTTGGGCAAGGAGATGCTGGAGTATCGGAGCAGAGACACTGCAAGACACGAGTCATCCGTAAAAACGAAGCAATTGAACTTCGTCTTCCATCGTCTTCTCCCCGTCCGAGCATCGCGTAGATCTCTTCATTCAAAGCACTTTCGTCACGAGATGCTTGAACGATGCTGCCCAGGGCTGCGCTAGAAGCGTGATCCGCTCCGCATCGTGAGCAGCGGACCATGACTCAGCCCGCGTGCTCCTCGGAAGCAAGAACCAAGAGCCCCTCTGCAACAGCCGTCATCGGGTCGACCGCCATACGGATCTCCGAGATCGGGATCGGGAAGCCCTTTTTCTTGACGGTCTCGAACTCCTCTTTGAAGACATCGAGGAAGCCGCCCGCTTTGCTGGTCCCACCCGAGACGATGAACGGGATGGGATTCGGCAAGCTCATGGACGACTGCACACGCCGGAATTGCACAGCGATGTTGTCGAGGCAGTAGCGAATGAGCGCACGGATGTAGAGAACGATGGCCTCTTCCTCACGCGTCTTGACAGCGCCTGCGAGGTTCACACCCTTCTCCTTGATCGAGCATACCCTGGCGGACGTCGAGTTGAGAGCTTTGGCCGCATGGGTGTCGATCCAGTCCCCACCTCTGGCGAGCGCGAAGTCCATGCCCTTCACGGTCTCGTAGGCGAGAGCCACGTTGCACATGCCGGAGCCGAACGAGATGGCGAGCCCCGAGAAGTTCTCCTTGGCACACTGGCTGTAAACGATAGCCATCGCCTCATTCATCGGATGCGCCTTGTAGCGGTGCTCCGAAATGATTTTGCGGAAAATCTCTTGGTGGTAGATGACATCCTGTTCGGGATCATCGATCGGGGACGCAGGAACCGAGTAGAAACAATGCTCTCCCTCGACAAGAGGCTCCTTGAGCACCTGGAAGACGAGCAGCGAAAGAATCTCCTGCGCTTCAATCTCCCCCGCCGCGATGACACCCCGCTGAAGTGGACGACGAACCTCTCGCTTGAAGAGATTCGCCATGTTGAGGGCGGAGTCCCCAATGACGATGAGGTTGCCGTCTTTCTCGACGTAGTTGATCTTCGAGAGCCGAAGCGTCCGCTTGGCTTCGGCGTCGAGGTCGATGAAAGCGTCACGGATGCGATTGGTGATGACCTTGTCGCTCTCCGTGGTCCTTGCAGAAACGATGTTCATCGTGCCGACGTCGAGACCGACGCCCGGCTTGTACTTCGGGGTTTCGCTCATTTTCATTCCTCTTCATTTTCGGACCTGACCGGCCCCGTTTGATCTGGGTTTCACTCAGCTTTCCAGTGGGATGTATTTGTCGTGTCCCGTCGATCGTAGCTGGAAGCTGTCTTTGCCTGAATCCGTTGCTTGAGAAGATAGACGTGCCCTTCGTGCTCGTCCGCGATGCCTTGAAGGAGGTTGTCGATCCCATGGGAGAGCTGATTCTTCGCTTCGAGAGCCGAGTACACCAACTTCAAAGCGACGAGCGTCCGAAGCGTCGCCCGTAGCGAAAGAACGGGGTACGCATCCGACGACGGGTTCTCTCCCGCATCTCTGTAGAGACTCTGTACCACCATCGAGCAATGTTTGGCGAGCAGGATGGGGTGCGCCAAGATGTGATGGCCTGAACCAATCATCCGCTCGGCAACCTTGTCGATTTCTCCGAAGACACCGTTGTAGATACGGTCGAACAACAAGTGGTCGCCGTAATCCCCACGCGTCTGCCAGTGATGCGCCTGATGTACCACCGCTTCGGCTCGAATGAATGCGAGAAGACTCGCCATCTCACTCATCGGGGTCGGACCGAAGTCCGATCGGATGTGATCCAAGACCGCTACGATCTCGGTCATCTCATCCGCAGCCATCTTTTGCACGAGCGGGCGAGCCGTATCCTTCACAGTCTTTCGGTCTGACGTTGAAGCCGTCGCCATACGGCCCTTCGATTCCGGAAGATATGGGGGACCGTGCTTGACATGGTCGTATTGAGTAGGATCCTGCCACAGAGCGTAGATCGACTCTTCGTGAAGACCTGAGTAGGGATCCTTCACGGGACCAGGCACCCCTGGTAGCGTGGTGTCGTCTTCGCCTGACATGATCAGACCTTCCAATCGTCCGACGCGTGCTTCGTCTTCTTCTTGGGAGAGCCCGCCTTGGGACCAGGAGCGCCTGCCGGAGCCTGCATTTCCTCCTTCATCTCCTTGCCGACCGCTGGGATCGTGAGCTTCTCAGGCTTGGCCGAAAAGCTCTTACCACTGTAGGGCGAGCGAACGGTCATCTTCTTGGCGGGGAGATAGAACTCCTGCCCATCAGGATCCACGTACTTCCAAAGCAGAGGAGTGCTCCCAAGGCCCACGGGTTTCTTGGCCGCGATCTTCTCGTTGATCTCGTTGGTGGTGGCGAGCAGGTTGGCTTGGCGTGGGTGCATGGAACGCAATCCTCCTTCTACGGGGGTCCGAAAAGGGGACTATTGAGCCCCACTCTTACGTAGCTTCCGAAGAGTAGTGGTGGCGGTGTTGACTCCAGCCCCTGTGCTCTCTTCGGATGTCGTCGAGATCTGTACCTCAACGCCTTCCGGCTTGATCTGGGATGGGATGAACGTCGGGACTTCCCCCGATACAACTCCAGCCGAAACGACCCGTTCGTGCGAAGTTTCGGAAGAACTCGTTACGTGGCTCCCTACAACACCCCCGACCCGTAGAATCGCCAAGATATCGTCGAGCTTTGTCTGCTGCTCCTGTTCCTTCGTCAAAAGGATAGCCCGCAGCCGTGCAGTTTCTTCTGTCAAAGCCTTCACCTGAGCCCTGAGAGCCTCAGTTTCACTGGTGTCTACAGGACGGGGAGACACGGGGAAATTCCCGTTGGGTCCTGGATGCAGTTGGAAAACATACTTCTGGGAAATAGCTCGCCAAAGGTCTTTTGAGACATGGGCCTTCCCTGCTGGGATCGTGACGTAATGCCCATGCGGGACTTCCATCCCAATGTCTTCCAAAAGGGTCGTCGGTCCCCCAAGGCCGAAAACCATGATATCGCCTGCGTTCATCGGAGTGCCTGAGCGAGCTGACGACGGATTTGTCCCGCGAGATGCTTCTTCATGAACTCACGAGCTTCTTCCCGAGCCCGATCATAGAAGTGGCTCTTTTGCCGACCTGGGTGAACCCACTTGCCGTTCGCAAGGGATTTGGCCGTAGCTGATCGGAAAATGACTTTCCCTGACTCGGTGATGATTGGGATCGGATGCTTCGCCTTGGCAAGCCACATCATCGATCCACTTCGTTGCCCTTCAACGAGGGGTTTCCATGCCGGGTGCTTCGCGATGATGATGAGACTTGACGCTCCTACCTTGATAGTAAGCGCCTGCGAAAGAGCCTTCTTGGCGGCCTCAGAAAAGGTCTCCTGAGTGAGCCCTTTGCGCATTCGTTTGAGCATCTCAGCCTTGAGCTTCCTCAAGGCGACCATGGGGTCTACGAGATCAGCGAAGTCACGAGCCAAAGGCTTGAGATAGACGGAATCTATCCGCACTTTCGGTGCGACCTGCCTCGAACTCTGCTGAGGAATCAGGGGGAGAGGCATCCGTAGGTAGCTTTTCCACGAAAAGAAAAGGCGAGTCAGGTCTGGGAAGGCCGACCCATCGTACGGGGATGCGGGATGCCGAACTCTTGAAGGTAGCGATCGATTGTGGTGTGAGACTGCCCCAACTCCTTCGCCATACGCCTGATGGGGACACCTCGGCTCGCCATCTCCCGAAGAAGCTCCTCAGGCAACGCCTTCCTGACCTGATAGTGGGCTCCCTGGAAGCCGAAATTCAGCTTGTACTGCATGCACTCAGGCATGTGCGGCTTCACCAAGGAAATGAACAAGTGGGCCTGATCCTCTCCTTCGAAGATAAAATCTCCTGTGTTGCCTTTGCGAGGAGCCCAACGTGGTTTGAGGCTGAATTTGGCGAAAATCTCGTAGGCGATTTCTAGACTCCGGGCGTTCATCCCGAACGTGATGTGGGGCCACCACTGGGCTGAGCCGTCGTCCAGGAACCACACCGCGAGAGCAAGCGCATCTACATAGTCCTTGATCTTGGCATCGAGACGCTTGGGGCCGCTCTCATCATAGAAGAGGGTCTGCCACTTGTTGAGACTCTGATGACTGACCGTGTGAAACCGCCACCCAGGGAAGTCCCCCGCCTCAGTGTGCCAGATGACCGGTTTCATGGGCTCTTTCACCCAAACACCCCACTCGGAAAGCTTCCATCCGAGATACTTCTTCTGCGCCTCAGAATGATTCTCCTGATACCGGGAAGCATTCACGGTACGGGAAAGCCGACCGTCCCCCAACATAGAGCCGACCAGAATAGACCGTAGGCGCCCTTCAATGGGCAGGACTTCATGCCGGTCGGTTCGACCAATGGTCTCGATACCAAAGTGGTGCCTCCACGAACGGACTCGTTTGAGAGTAGCGCACTTGCCTAGGTACTCGACGATGGCTTCGTCCGTGAGCTTCTCTTCGAGGTAAAGATGACGGAGTTCTTCGTGAGGAATAGGACATTGAATGCGCTTCATTAGTGTTAAGATAACAGCTAATCAGGACATTAGCAAATACAAAAGCAGAAGGCCGGTGCTCCCTTGCGGAAGACCGGCCTTCTGAATCAGCCTATTTCTAGGCAGCTTCTACTACATGCGGGTGACAACGAGGCGGGTGAGCCCGCGCGGGTTGAAGGCGCCGATGCCGATATTTTCAAAACATGAAAATCCGATCGTGCGGGCCTTCGGGTCGTCGGCCGAGAGGACCGTCAGCTCCGTACGGACCGGGAACCGGCCGAAGTTCTCGGGCTCGGCGCACACGTACACGAACCCGACCGGCACGAGACGGCTCGTGATGATCTGCGCACCCCAGAGGACGGCCTGGAGGCCCGTCTTGAGGAGGGTCGCCTGGCTCTCGATGTCCAGGATGTCGCGCCCGAACTTACGGATATCCGCATAGTCCGTGGCGTTCATGTAGATGCGAGCCACGCGAAGGTCGTGGCGCTCGATCTCGGCGAAGGCATCCGCGAGGACGCTCGGCGAGATCGGGGCAACCACGGCCACGTCGGGGTTCGTCTGACCCGGGAGGGTGTCGAAGCCCGAGACCGCGATGCTGTCGAGAATCGCGAAGACGCGCTCGTCCTCGGCGGCCTGGATCTGCGCCTTCGCGAGATCCTGGGACCGCTCGATGAGGTCGAAGCGACGCTCCTTGATCTGGGTGAGCGGGATCTCGGGGTTCGAGGCGACCTCGAACAGCGGGAAGATCACGCGGCGCGGCTTCTGAATGGCGAGGATGTTCTCGCCCTCTTCGCCGACCACGAAGGCCGTGACCTCGGGATCCTTGTCGTAGATCGGAAGCGCACCGTCGGGGAGTTGCTCCACGAGGAACGTCTTGCGACCGACCGCCGTGTAGTCACGGCGGAGACGGAGGGGTTGGATCATCGATGCTGCGAGCTTCGCGCGGCCTGCGGCCGTCTTGATGTACTCGCTGATGATCTGCTGCTTGGTTTCGTTGGAAACTTGGCTCATGACTTTTCTGGGCTCCTCTTTCTTCTTGTCCGTGTGATCAGACGCGGAGGTCGACCACGAGGAGCGAGCTGTTGGCGTCCGGAGCGACCTTCACCACACCGAGCTTGGTGACGTAGACCGCTGTGGCGGCGTTGGTGCCCACGTTCTGGGCAGCGACCTGGAACTCGTAGGCATCGAGGATCTGGCTCGTGACGAGACCATTGACCGATGCGACGAGCTGATCACCAGGGTTGTACGTGATCGGCGTGCCGTTGCCGGAGCCGTTCAGGTTCTGGTTCTTGGTCTCGTAGACCGAGAGGGCGAGGCAGGATCCGCTGCCGCAGACGTACGGCCCACGACCCGAGGCCACGCCGGGCGTGTTCTCGAAGGCGTTGCCGATGGCGTCGTTGATGAAGATCCCGAGGGGCTTGCAACCCGCCGTGTAGGCCGCCGTGTTCGGGCCGCCGTGGAAGCCGTTGCCGAAGTCCGGCCGCGTGAACGCGACCGTGCCGCCGAGAACACCGACTTTGGTGACCGACGCGAGGGTGGTGGACTTGAGGCCAGCTCCGGTGCCCAGACAGGGGTTGGCTTGCGTGAACGCATCCGGCGTCAGAATGCCCTGAGCATTGCGAGTGACGACGTGGAGGAGTTGAACGCGAGCCGATGTTTCCCTGAAGTCACCCGAGCCCTGGCCGCCGATAGCGAAGCTGCTCATGTTGTATCCTTGCTCCGTTGTGGGGGGCGTGTGCTTGGTACTTCAAATCTGATCTGATCTGGGCACCGGCTAACCTGCCGGAGAAGGATTCACTTCATGTTGAAAGCGTCGCGCACGTCGGGGGCCGACGGCCAAAGAGCCGCAAGCTTGTCCACGTCGTTGCCAGAGCGGCCCGAGGGAGCGCCGCCGACCTTCGAGACACCACCCGTCGGACGAGTGCCGACAGTGCGAGTCGAAGCTGTGCGAACACCCGCCTGCTTCTGCTGCTCCTGAGCCTGCTGCGCCTGCTCGGCGTCCTCGGTCTCGTCATTCGAGAAGAGGGTCTTGAGAACCTCGTCCTCGTGAGCGAGCACGACTTCACCAACATCCATCGAGGGAGTTTCCATCTCGATGTCCATCTCCGACGGGGCGCCACCGGCACCGGGGCCCATGAGCATCTCGTCGAGAAGCTGGTCGTCAGCTTGCTGTTGCATCTGCTGGCCCTGCGCCGGGGGCTCTTGCTGCTGCTGAGCGGCCTGCTGTTCCTGCTGGTAGGCGCCCTGCTGCTGCTGCTGCTGCTGCTGCTGAGCGGCCTGTTGCTGCTGCTCCTGCTGCATCTGCTGCTGCTGCTGCTGCTGTTGCGCGCCCTGCTGCTGCTGCTGCTGCTGCTGCTGCTCTTCGCCAGCCTTGCGTGCAGACTTGCCAGCACCGTAGCCGGGGGGGTTTACAGCCGGACCCTTGTGCGAGTCGTAGTCGGCAGACTGCTGCTGGCCGGGACCACCCTGCTGGGCGGGGGCCTGCTGCTCCTGCTGACCAGCCTGCTGCTGCTTCATGGCTTTCTGCACCATCTGCTGGACCATCGATTCGAGGCCCTGCTGCTGCATCCCGCCCTGCTGCTGCTCCTGCTGAGCGGCCTGCTGCTGCTCCTGCTGCACGACCTGCTCCTGCTCCATGCTCTGGTGCGGGAACTCGCCGCCAGGGAACTCGCTCTCGTCCGCAAGACGGTTGGCCGTTGCAACGAGGTCGGTGTTCGGCATGTGCATGAGGGCCACGGACTGGTCCTCGATCGCAGCCTCGAACGACTCGGCGTTCGCGAACTTGCGACCACGGAGCATGAGACGAGCGACGGTCGTGCAGAGGTTCGCCTTCTTGAGGAGGGTCGCCTCGTCGAACTTTGCTGTCTTCTCCGCGTGGGTGAACGTCTCGGAGCGATACTCGGGCATCCCGATCTCGTTCCGCTTCGTCGTCCCGTTCGCGTACTCCCTCTCCCACGTATTGGGCTCGGTCACGTCTTCAGCAAACGTGCTCGGGTCGCCAGTCAGGTACTTGTCAGCCTTGGGCTGCTGACTCAAGTGATCCTGGTTCATGGCGCGGGGGTCTTCCGCGTGCCGCTGTGTGGCGGCCTGCTTGATGGAATCTCGGTTCCAGGTGGTGCGCTCGCGCATGATCAGGTTCACCTTTCCTCGTAGGCAGAGGTCTTATAGAAAGAGAATCACAACCCCAAGGCGTACAAACGCCCTTTGGTGATTAGAGCCATCCGCTCGGAGTCGCTGATGTCTCGGCCCATGACCTCTCGGCACTGCCGGAGGTACGCTTGCTCATTTGCATCTTGAGGAAGACCGCCAACTGCGACGATCGCCCCGTAAACACGGCTTTCTCCAGCAACTCGGCGACGGTCTTGAGCCGTGTCGAGGAGCCTGGAGAGAGCCAAAATCTCACGCCCCGAAAGGGCCTTGGACGCTGCAACAGCCTTCCAGCCACCAGAACGATATAGAATCATCCCGAGAAGAAGTTTTTTTGCAGCCGTCCGATTTCCCCCAACCGATGCCAAAACAGCCTTGCCGATCTTGGCCCACGTGGGGTTCTTCAAAGCAGACTTGATGAGGGAGTCGTTTCGGTTCTCTTCGACCGGGCCCGACTCATCCTGATTCATCTCGCCGCGAACCTTTTCGATAGCCTTCTCACGAAGAAGATCGACAAGATCACTTACGGCCTTCGAGATCGGATCGCTGTCTTTCTTGGGTTTCTCTTTCTCAGCTTGGTCTTCGGGAGCACCGGGAGCGAGAGGATCCTCTTGGGATTGTTTTGGGATCGACGACCCCAAAGAAAACGCCGCCTTTGACATACGGTCGACCGAAGAAATGCGGGGAGGCTCGGAGAAAGCAATTGCCATCTTCTGCCCGACGCCTGCCATCTCCTGTTCTTCGGCCGAAAGGATGTTACGAAGCACTGCGCCTGTGAACGCAGGGTTTGCGACCCAACTGGCCTCGATGAACTTGACCGAACCAGGCTCCTCACTGAGGTGACCACACAGCTCGGCAATCTTCCGCTTCTTGCCCCACTCGTCGATCCAATCGTTGCCCTTGAAGTAACGAATGTGGTTGCAGAGTTGGGTTTCGTCGTACGCGACGTTGCCACACTTCGTGCAGGTTGTGAACTCGACCTGGCAACCCATTGAAAGGGTGTTGAGCTGGTTGCTCGAAATTGCCGAGATGAGGGGCCGATGACGTCGATTCGTAGCGATGAGCAAGTCGACGTAGATCGAATCCCCAACGTCACGAGCCGCTGCATCAATGATCTTCCCCTTGGACATCTCGGGGATCTGGATGTGCTCAACGTAGTTCTCGCCACCGATGAAAGTGCGGAAGCATGCGAGCAGAAGGTTGCGCTCCCAGGCGTCGTTGTTGTTGTTGATGTACTTCGACGTATCGGGAGTGATGAGCCAGTCGGCGTACTTGCGGTCGATCTGGAACCCATCAAAGATCTGCTTGCCAAGAGGTGCAGCGCTCTTCTCTGCATCGACTGAAGCGATGATCGTGATGTGGGTGAGCAGGAATTCCTTGGGGCTAAACTCCTGGAGTACAACCTTCGCGGCCTTCCTGGAATCGAACGCGAACTTGAGGGAGTCCTGCGTCGCCAGATGCCGCACCTCGTCCCAACCGGTGAAATTGATGTCCGGCTTGACGACAGCAGCTTTGGCAAACTTGCGGAAGGCCATGGTCTTACTTGAGCCCCATCCGAAGGAAGGCGCTGTTCATGTTGTCGTAGGCTTCGACGATCTGCTCAGCGACTAGATGCCCCTTTTGAAGGAGAGTCCGCATCTCATCGATATGCTGCTGAGGGGCATGCCGGTTCAAACCCTCGGCAGCCTTTGAATCAAGCCACTCCTCATCGCTGGAAACCATCTTCTCGATCTCACCAAGCAGATGGATAGGCTTGAAGTTGGGACGACCCGTAGCGAACTCGTCCCACTTTTCGACTTCTTGGGCAAGAGCTGCCATGGGGGCGTTGTACTGCCCGGCAGTCTTCCAACGGGGATCTGAGGCGGCTATTGTGTGACCGGCCATCAGGGGCTCCTCTTCGAAGCGCTCTTCTTGAGGTCTCGTGCCAAATGCTCCATTCGGCGGGCGGCATTCCCAATCGCGTGATCAAGCGCGTACAGCGCATCCTTGGTCTCTTTGACCAGCGGATTGGCGTACATATCCTGGACGACAAGCCCCGTGGCATCATCGTAGGCATCTTGAAGCATGTCCTGATCGGCACGAAGCTGAACGCGGCTTGCAAAGAAACGATCGGCACCCTCAAAAAGGCGTTCGATCATCTGCTCCTTTGTGAGCTTGGCGCCACCTTCTTTCGTGGCAGCGGTCTTCCATCGCCTGTCATTGACATGAATCGACATGGGATTCACCACGCCACCGGCTCGCCGCCGGGTCCCATCATGTGCTGCTGGTGAATGAGGAAGAGATCCTTGGGGCATGCCCAAAGCTGATGCCGAGCACCCTCGGACATTGCGTAGGTAGTCTTTCGCATCTTCGTGCCACACCGTGGGCAGTTCGGCTTGCGACCGTCCAACTCTCCTTGGGTAACACGGTACTGACGATTCTGAGCGACCCAGTAGGCAGACGTTTTCGCTGCGTGCTGCTGAATCCGCAGATCGATGAGATTCTTCGCGACGAGATAGAACTTGCCCACCTCATCCTTGATAGCTCCGTCAGAAGCCCCTTGGCTCGCGTACCGCCGCCAGAGTTCGTCATACGCAAGGACTTCACTCGCCTTCCGCAACCACATGCGGGCGAGATCCTTGTGAAACCCCTGGGGTAGTTCGAGCGACCGCCAAGATTTCGCTTCCGATGCCGACCGTTCCTTCAACGTGTCGTACCCAAGATACGTCTGGTCGAGAGACGGGGGCAAATAGCGCATGAGTGCTGGATTCACAACCACCAGCTCGTCAGGTAGGACGCGCTCGTTGCCCGAAGGCCACTGCACATCGACCATCCCGAGCCCCTTGTGAACCGCAGTCACCCGACCCACAAACGGCGAAAGACCACCAGGATCTCCAGGCATGTACTTCTGAACGGTGTCACCCGCCTTAAAGCCATCACAGAGCTGCCAGTAGTCAATCATGAGCTTGAATCACACGCGAGAATCGAGGATTTTGCCCTTGGAATCGAGCAGATCCACATTCCCGTGGTCGTTGACGAAGTAGATATTCGGGTAGTACCCGTGCTGGTGCATCCGCTGGTTGATCGCTCGAAGCGCGTCGGCCATATCCGGATGGGATCCCATGTGCTTCCCATCGAAAGACACATCGTAGCCACCCCGACGATTCTCACGAATGACCGCGCCGCTCGCCATCTCCTCGCGGGAGAAAGGATCGTCCATCGGTTCGTCTTGTTCAGACGAAGCACGCTTGACGGCGAGAGAGATCTCAGCGACCTCCCTCGCCATTTCGCGCTGCCCATGCTGCGCCAACGCAGCCGCCACTCGTCGGAGTCGTTCCATCTCAGCTCACTTGTGGGGCGTGAGCGGGCGACCCGTGGTCGAGACGCCGTGAATGACGGCCGAGGACTGGTCGTCCGCGTATGCCTTCATGTACGGCTCGTCGGACTCCGTCTGACGGGGCTGCATCGGGTTCTTGAAGGTCGCCATGTACTTCTCGTCGGCCTCCTGCTTGACGACCTCGGCCTGGCGTCGCATGAACGACTCCTTGCCGAAGGCAGCCTCTTCGATCTCGTCAGCCGTCTTGTCGAGGTCGTTGACGACAGCCTTCGCGGTCTCGAAGGGCATCCCCCACGCTTCGTAGTTGGCCTGAATGGTACTGGCCATCTTGTCGAGACGGGTGAGGACGGTGTTGGCGGCGTCGGCGGCGATTCTGGGCATCGACATGTTTCTTCTCCGAAGAAGGTTGCGGAAGTGGGGGCTCTGGGCTCAGCCGAGCTGCTTGATCGTCTGAAGCACGGGCATGAAAGCCGCCCGCTGATTGGGGTTCGACTGCGCGGCCTTGATGACAGCAGCCTTGAGCGTCTTGTAGGACGCCTGCTTCTGCTGCTCTTCCTGGCCCTGGCCCTCTTCCTTCTTCTCCTTCATGTGTTCCTTGAAGGCCTCGGGAACTTCCCCTGCACGCTTCGCAGCGGCCTGAACCTGCTGCTGACCCTGTGTCTGCTCCTCCTGCTCCTCTTCGGCGAGCTTGAAGGCCAGATTGGTGAGATCGAAGGCGATGCCGGGGTTGGACTCGGCGATGGTCGAAGCGTACTTGCGGATGCGGGCGGATGCGCTCATGGGACGTTCCTCTCCTGTTGCTTGGGCATAAAGAGATCCGCTCGACGCCTCACGGACCGTCAGTAGCGTCTCGGTTTCGGGCTGACCGGCAAGCCGAGCCAGCAAACGATTGTAGAGGGTCGGATGAAGCCCGACCGAGTACTTGCCATCGGCATGGTCTCGAATCGCAAGATCAAGGGCGGCCCGGAACTGCGTATCGGGCACGATCCCCTCGATCGATGTCGAGAGCACCGACGACTTGAGCCACTGCTCTGCGGCGGTCAAGATGCCCTGGAAATCCGCTTCATTGAGGTCTCGGGCGTGGGCTTGTTCCCACCTGGGATAGAGCCCTGGAATCTTCCCAGCCGGGTACGGCTCGACACCCCAGTAAACAGAGGTCCGGGTCGAGGCAGATTTCGGCAATGATGACGGCTTACCCATCGTCTCTTCGTCCTCACAAGTAGAATACGCGAGGAAACGGGCAGCCACGCGCTCCGCCGAGGCAGCCTTACGACGCAGAAGCTTGTCCCAGAGCTTCTTACCCATGCCCCGAAGCCCCGCAGGCCCTTTCTGGGCCTCGTCATACCCGATGGGCTTCGACGGAAGAGGGTCCGGTTCGGGGGGTAGATGGATGCCTTGGGTCTTGAGCCGATCCTCGATTGACATGACGTGTCTCTGCATGTCTCCTCGATAGGGATGCCCAAGGTCTGCGTTGAACTCCGCCTCAGCCTTGTCGTACGCTTTCTGGTACTTCCGGCGAGCCTTTTCCCGTTTGGCCTTCAGGTCGTCGAAGACACGCTTCTTCTCATCCCACTCCTGGGCCTCGATCTGCATCATCTGAGGCTCGATCTCGGCTGCCTTTTCAGGAGCAAGGATTCGCATCCTATCCATGACCCGATTTCGGAACTTCGCTACGGGATCCAGCGCCCCCCGGTACTCCTCCGGATACTCTTTCTGCTTCCCTTGAAGGAAGTGCATGGCCTTGAGGAGTTTCGCTGCAAGTCGCTGGGGCGGGTCCCGTTCGTCAATCTGGTCAGGACTATCGCTCGATAGGAACTTGTCCCGTGCGTCAAGGTAGTCCCGCGCTTGGAAGTAGGCGACGGCAGCCCGTTGCGATGCAGGGTCATGCTTCGTCCGCTCCAACGTCTCCTGAACCACACGATCGCCCAAAGGATCTTGTTCCTGGCCCGACTTCATCACCGAATCAAAGATCCCCTGTGCGACAGCGCGAGCCTTATCCGCTTGCTCGTCTGGAGTTCCTTGCTTCTTTGAGAGCATCGAAGACGCCATCGTTCGAGCAAGATTCTCGGGGATCTGGGATCGTGCCATCAACGACTGCATGACCCGTTCGTGCAACGCAAAACTCGCAGCAAGCACCGTGTTCCGATGCCCTGCGTACGTGTCTGCTTGCTCCTCGGGAGTAAGGTCATCCCACTTTCGGATCTGCCCTTTCGCGTTACGCCCCTGCGTGGGATACGGGATCTCCGCAGGATCGGTCACGTAGAAGGCACGCGCCTTCTCCACTGTAGACTCAATGTCGTTAGGCTTGATCTTAGGAGCTTTGAGCTGATGGAACTGGGTAACGATGTCCTTCACATCATCGGGATGAAGGTCCAAAAGACTCACCCTAACCGCGAGTCCTGTACCCATGAAGTTCCGGTTGAGGGCCCCCTTCGCAGCATCCAATTCATCTTCGGAGACGGGTCGCCGTTCGGGCTCAGGGAGAGGCGGATAGGCCTTCTTCGACGCCGCAATGAGGTCCAAGACCGTCATGTCCGGCGGAAGCTTCACACCTTGTAGCTCGGGGATGGCCTTGACCACGTCCGTGGTCTTTAGATCGAGCCCAATTAGCCCCCGCAAGATGTCAGAACGAGGATTCGAAAGGGATCGGAGCACTTTTGCAAGCTCAGGGTCTGCTCCTGCAATTTGCTTCACGAACGTCTCGTGCTCTTGCTCTTTCCCGTGCTTCTGGAAGTCCTCGTAGAACTCTTTTTTGGCTTCCTCCGGAAGCTTGTTCCATGGGACACGTTTCTTCCCCCAAGGAAGTGGGAATAGCATCGATCCGTCTTTACCAACGGTGATACGAGAATCCTGCTCTGCCCATTTTTTGAACGCAGGAGACTTTGAGCCGCCATCGTCTTCCCAAGCTGCAAACTCTTCCTTCTCGGTGAATAGCTCTGGCTTCGCTTGCACGAACTTCTGCAAGTCACCGATCGTCTTGATCCCCTCCGGAAGCTTCACGCCCGCCATCTCAGGAATGTGTTTCGCGATGGGGAGCTTCTTGAGGTCTAGCCCCTCCGTCTTGAGCTTTCGAAGACGTCCCGAAAGATCACTCCTAGGATCTAGAAGCTGAGAAATAGCCTCTTTTGCTTCTGGGTTGTCCTTGACGCTATCGGCAACAGATTCGAGAACCTTGTCGCTTTCGCTTGTGCGCTCGTAGTCCTCGATGATCTCTTGCTGTTGTGCCGGAGGCAGTTTTTCAAAGGGGGCAAAGTCCCTTGTCTTCTCGTTGTAAAAGCCGATATCTCCTTCCACTTCTTGCGTCGTGGGAAGGTTCTTGAGGTACTTCTTGAGCTTCGTACCTTCGGCCGGATCTGCGTGCAGCTTCTTCTTGAACTTATCGACAACGGCCTTCGCCTGCTCGCTAGCTTCGGCGTCTTCCCGCTCAGCTTTCTGGTCTGGCGTCTCTTTGGGGGGAGCCTTTGCCTTCTCGGGCGGCGCAGGAATCTTGTCTTTCTTTGGAGCAGGCTTCTTGGGCTCAGCAGGAGCCTCTTCCTTCGGAGCCTCTTCCTTCGGAGCCTCTTCCTTCGGAGCCTCTTCCTTCGGAGGCTCAGCAGCCGGAGCCTCTTCCTTCGGAGGCTCAGCAGCCGGAGGCTCAGCAGCCGGAGGCTCCTTCTTCTGCTCCTCGACCGTCTTCTTTGCTTCCGCGATCTCTTTCTTGATCGCAGGACGAGCTTCGGCCGGAGCCTGGGCCATGAACCGTTCCATGACCGAAATCAACTTGTCTAGACGCTCAACAACCGGATCAGGAGCTTCGGCTCTCTCAGGAGCAGGCTTCTTTGGCTTGGCCTCGGGTGCAGGCTTCCCCTTCGGCTTAGTCTCAGGCTTCTTGGCCTTTGTCAGGGCCTGCTGCAAATCCCCCAGCGTTTCAACGCCTGCGGGAAGCTCCCGGTCCTTGAAGAAAGGTTTCGCGGGGTACTTCGGAGAAGCCTTCGCAATACCCCCGATCTCCGACTCGGGATCGGCAAGATTCTTGAGGAGCGACTTCAACGCCGGATCCGACTCAGCCTCATCCAAGAGCTGACGGCCCACTTCGGCAAGGTCGGCCTTCGGCTGGGGAGCCTTGGGCTCTTCTGCCTCGGGCTCAGCTTTCGGTTCTTCGACCTTGGGCTCTTCTGCCTTCGGCTCCTCATCAGTGATCGTCTCGTACTCACCCCCACGCTCTTTGAGCGTTTTCTCGGAGATGTAGACGATGTTGCCCGTGTCCTTCTTGCGAACACGGACACGATCAGAAGGTTCATCTGCCTTGAGGAATCTCGCCAAGACCCTACTTGCAGACCCGCCCACGTTTTTGTAATTCAAGGACAAGTCTGGATCCCGAGACACATCAGGATCCGCATCCGTGTCAGGGTCGCGTTCCGGGTGCATATCCTCCCGCTGCCTATCATGGCGGGGAGGCTTGATCTTCGGGGCGGGTCGGACAAGGCGCTCGGCCTCGTCGTTCTCCCGCTCGAAGTCGTCTTTCGTGGCCCGGAAGTCCATCAAACGAAGCGTCCGATAGAAAGGCTAGGGCTAGAAGCGGCTGTCGGGTTCGCCTTCGGGCTTCTGCGGGTTGAGCTTGAGGTACTTGACGATCTTGTCGGTGACGTCCGTGCTGTCCACGATCTTCTGCCCAACGGCACCGTAAACCCCGCGCATGACCTCGTTGAACGTCGAGTCGTTCACCGTAAACATGTCCTTTTCGAGCTTCACGCGTGTGTCGTGAGGGTCGATATTGAACATCTCCAGAATGAGGTCGATCGAGATCGAGCCCTTCTGGTAGAGATTGAACAGCGCGTCGTACGTGTCCTGGCTGTCCCGAAGGGGCAAACGCGTGAAGGACAAGCGCGGGAAGAGAACCTCTTCGTCCCCCCACTCGTCCGTCTCTACGAAGCCCTTTCGTCGCGCCACGGGCTTGAAGAGGTACTCCTCAACATATTCTTGGAGCATCTCGCGAAGGAACATGTACCGCGTGTTGATCACTTCGAGCTTGAGACGATCCCCCGAGTAGAGAGACTCACCAGAGAGCAAGCTCTCAGTGACCCCGAGCCCGGCATGAAGCTGCTTGTCCGTGATCTCATACTCGCTGGATAGGTCGAGAAGACGGTCTTTCGACCCCATCTCCTCCCAGTGGACTTCGTAGTTGGCGACGATGGAGTAATCAGGATCGACGAGGGAGAGGTCGACCTGCTCCCGTAGGTCATCCACGTCAACCTCGCTGATATCCTCAGCCCAGACGATCCGCTTCGGAGTCATCGCACGGCTTGCGATCTGAGTCTGTGCCTGACGGAGCTTCTCACGGTAGTAGAGCGTTCGTAGGCAGCGATCGAGGATGCTCTGACCTAGCTCTTCTCCCGCACCCTTGCGGCCTGCCAACGAGTAGACGAACGATCCCTCATCGGGATCGACACCAAGAGGGATGAGACGACCGTTTTCGAGATGCTCCCGAACCTCTTCGGGAATCTCTTGCGACATCTCTTCGGCGACGGGATCTCCCTGCTTCGCCTGTTCGATGAGCGAACGATCTCGATCCGAGGGGATCAGCTCAACGCGCGTTTTGTCCGTGAAGGAGAACGAAGTGACCTTCACTTGGTCGATCGGGAAGATGATGAGGCGGGACCACCCTTGGTAGTGCTTCTGGTAGTGCGCCAGCTCCTCTTCTTCGCGGTTGTTCTTCTCGACCCACTGCTCTTCTTGGTGCTCAACCGCCTCCCCCTCCTCGGTGAGAACCGATTGCTGGATGAGCTGACGGCTGTGGCCTACTTCTGCCGGGACTTGAACCTCAGAATCCTCGGCGAAGATGTGGATCGTACCGTCGAGCCAGTAGTGGTGGACCGAGGTGATGAGCCGCTGAAAGAGCTTGATGCGTTTGCACATCTTCTCGAAGAACGAAAGGATGTACCGGCCATAGCTGTCAGCATCCTTGAACCCCTTGGGATGCGTACGGGGCTTTGGAGCTGCCAAGCGGACCTTCGACATCGGTAGCTCCGTATGGAGATCGATGGCTTGGCCGACGATGGGATCTGTGTTGTAGAAGTGCCGGTAGATCTCACGCTTCTCGCGGAGGCTCTGCGGCAGTTCGAGAAAGTCGGTCGAGAGCTGAGGCGAAAAGAAGCTCGACGTGCCCGACGTCACGGTATTGGCGCCAGAAATCGGATCGACGGCGAACCCATCTGCGGTACGCATCCGATGCCGCTCTTGGCGTGCCCGCCGTTCATTCGGCGTGAGCGGCATGATTCGCTGCCCGTTTGGCCCCTGGGACACGTACGGCGACGTATGCCGCATGTTGGACAGGTGTTGGACTGTCCCCAATCCGAGAGTTCGGGTGTTCGTGTAGCTACCGTTGGGCATGCGTCACCGTCTCGATACCATAGAGTTCTACAAGGTCATTCATCGGGGCCGGGGCTTCGGGTTCCTTGACGGGCTTCACCTGGGGAGTTGGAGTAACAGGTTCAACATCCCTCGCAACTACCCGTTTATCTTCAAGTCTTCGCATGATGCGTTCACTGGAAGCGGTCCGTTTGACCCCTTGAAGGATCATCCCGGAAAACCGATGCCACGTGTTCGCGTAGAGTGTGTAGATGCTCGAAGCTTCGTTCAAAGCGGTCTGCCGAAGACGCTCAGTAGCCTCCCGAGAAGTATCCTCGGGGATGACGGCCGTTTGACGCGCCGACTCTCGAAAATCCGAACGGCGAGTTCGCGCATGAAGAAGCAGGGAAGCCGCCCCCATGTAGCGAGCCGTGTCTTCGAGGTCTTCACGAGCCCGACGGATCTCAGCAACAAGCTGATCCGGCGTGAAGTGAGAGATGTTGCGCTTTTCCATTTGGGTTCACATCGTGACTTGGATGCCAAGCCAGAACTCGTTCACGGCCTTCGGAGTCTGAGCAACTACCCCTGTCGGAATCGCCGGAGCAAACGGCGATGCAGAAAGAGTCAGCTCGTCTTCCTTTGTCCAAAGTCCCCGTAGAGAAAAGTAGAGACGATCCTCGGGGGTATAGACAAGAGCCACCAAAGGCGGCACAAGACGGCTTGCATACGTGTACCGCTCATAGGTGCTCGTCGAGATGAGAGGGCTTCCGTAGACCATCAGGGCGTACTGGTACGTGGGCTGCTGCCGCGTCATCGCCGTGTACTGATCTGCGGATTCATCCGAACCCCAAATGAGGAACCCTCCCCACCGACCATCGGAATAGGTGACGATGGGCTCGTTGATGCCCGAATTGGTCCAGCGAACGCCTTGACCCCCCGGCCACCCACTCGCCACCATCGCTTGATCGATGACAGGAGTGAACGTCTCTCCCTTCGACCACAAGATGCAGTCGCGAGAGCGGATCATGTCGATCCCCTGGAAGTCGATGACGAAAGAACCTACGGGAGGCGGAAACATGGTTCACCCTCTCCGCAGAGTCAGGTAGTTGTTCGTGACCGAACTTGGGATCGATATGACAGTTCCAACGATCCAGTCGTTTGGCGCACGCGGATCCAACGAAGCTGTCCACTCATCTTCATTCGTAAAGAGACCCCGGAGCGAAAATCGCAGCTTCTGTCCAGGCACGTAGACGTTTAGCACGAGCGGGCCTCCTTGTCGGCTCAGCCACGTGTACCGCTCGAAAGACGACGTAGAGAAGACCCATCCGGCTCCGACACAGAGCACCCCGAACTTGTACCCGGGCTGGTTCCCCGTATACGAGATGAACTGATCGCTTGTCTCGTTCGAACCCCAAAGTAGGAATCCCCCAAGGGGGCCATCCGAGTATGTTACCTTGAAAGTATCGCTAGTCGGAGAATCGATCCACTGGACGCCCTGCCCGCCAGGCCATCCTCCCACCGCCATGGCGTTGTCGACCATCACAGGCAACGTCTTGCCTTTGACGAAGACCACCACATCGCGAGTGCGGAAGATTTCCGTCACAAGGCCACCTGAATCGTCATGTACCCGTTGCGCGAAGACGAAGGGATTTGCGCAACAAATCCTGTCTTCTCATCCAGCGGGTCTTCTTTCTCGTTCGTCCAGTAGCCCCGAAGACTGAAGTAGAGAGGGTCGTTCTCCGTGTAGACAATCGACACGAGCGGACCTGGATGGGTGCGCGAAAAAAGTGTGTACTGCTCGTAGGTAGGAGTCATGATGATCCACCCTGAGAAGCCGATGACAACGAACTTGTAGGCAGGCTGGTTCCGGGTCATCGCCGTGAACTCATCCGGCACTTCATCCGATCCCCAGAGGCAGAATCCGGCCACTTCTCCTGCCGAAAGGTCCACAAGGAACCCATCTGTGGTCGATGCCGCCCATGCAACGCCCTGCGCACCCTTCCACCCACTGACCGCCATAGCGTCAGTGATGGAAACCGTCGTTGTTCTGCCCTTCTGCAAGACAACGCAGTCTCGGGTGCGGAAAAGCTCAGGCATTCAGATCACCTGATCAGTCGTATGCTCGCGTTCCGGCATTTGGCCCCACGCCGAAACCACCTTCGCAAGCAAGGTCAAGTGAACGATGTTCCCGTTGCCGATCTCGGTCCAAAGACCTCCCATCGAACGGAACGCCACCCGAAGAGCTTGGTAGTCGTCATAGTCGATGACAAGGTCGTCCCCAAACGCGTGCTCGATCATCTGCTTGAGCACGTGGTTGGCGAAGATGTGCGGCGGTGCGGGCTTGTCGTTCATGAACGTCTACTCCACCACCCGAAAGGAGGTTCATCGACTCCGATAGCGCGCACCAGGATTCCTGGGTGCCACCCGATCGCTGATCCCACCGTGACGTCGAGCCCGTACCGACTGGTAACGCGCCAAGGTCATCGAGTTCGCTCCGTGAACCCCCTGGCCTCCGGCACCCATGATATGCTTGCCGGTCACCATTCGTCGAGCTGCAAGCCACACAGAACGTACGAAAGCATCAGACATATCATCGTGGTTGCCTGCGGCTTCGGGGGCCGCAACCACGATCATGTTCTTCGAAGCCTGCTCCGCCTGAAGTGTGAGAAGCTCCTTGATGAAGGGGGAGTGCTTGGATGTCGTGTTTCCGGTCAACGGGTAGTCGTAGAGAACGATCTTCTCGTCGAACATCATCAGCTTGGCATTCTGGTAGATGCGGCTTGAGAGATCTTTCGTGAAGAACTCTGCCTTGAACTGGTTCAAGCCCGCCTTGTTGAGCGCCTGCTCCAACGGGATACCGTTCCATCGGTCGAAGATCCCATCCGCGATGTAGAAACGCTTCGTAAGAGCGATAATCCACTCCGCAATGGCGTCGAAGTCGAGCCTCTCTTGATCCTTGAGCTTCCGAGCATAGTCCGTCGAATACTCATTGGCTAGGTGGGGATTCGACTCGCGCCAGTCGACTCCCGCGTACCACGTTTCATGGTAGTCGAGAACGATTTTGTCGGCCTCACAGTGCGTGATGAAAATAGACGTCCCGTCTCCGATGAGTCCCACGTCGATCCCCATGTGGTGGGGGTAACGAGGAATGCCGATCGACTTGGGACGCAAACCCTCATCGATGCACGCCAGCAGGTCGGCTTCACGCTCGATCCAACCACGAACCCGATCACTGAACTGCGCACCATGCTCCGTCATGAAAGCAGACGGGTCGGCGTGGTACTTCTGCCGATAATAGTTGGTCTCGATCGTCGGATTCACCTCCCAGGTCGGCGCCTGGATGGCGATCATATTATCTGCGCCTTCTCCTCGGGCCATGGCCTGATTGTAGAGGTCGTAGAACTTGCCCGCCTTATTCAGCGGCGACGAGATACAGATGACCCTGGACTCGACTCGACCAATCGGCTGTGTTGAGTCTTTGGGATTCTTCGGCGAGAAAGCAGCGGTCGAAGGAGTAACCGCATCGTAGATCTCCTTTGCCGACGACCCACCTTCATCCTTGAAGTGGGCCATCTCATCTAGGATGACGACGATGTTACCGGAGCCACGGAGACCCTTTGCGATACAGCTCTTGAACGTGACGCGGAGGGTGGCTTTGCCGTTGAAGCTTGTGAACTTGCCGTTCTCATGACGGATAGTACCGCCGTACCGCTCGATATCGTGCGGAGTTCGGAACTGGATGTAGCTCAGGGTGTTGTTTGCGATGAACGGCTTGAAGTACTCACACCGGCTCAAGTGGCTGGTCACCTCGTTGAAAAGGATGCTTGCCTGATCCTTATCGGTTGCGATTGAGACGATCTGGATACGGTTGCCGGGCGGAAGACCGTAGTACCCTTGGGGGTGATTCAAGTTCAGAAGCCGGTAGACCTCATAGCTCGCAAAGATGCCGCTGAGGGTTGTTTTTCCGGCCCTCCGACCTATGGCCAGCAACAGATCTCGACGTTCGTGATCCTGCGCTCCGATGTTGCACCGACCCTCACTAAAGAGATAGTGCAAGTACTCTACTTCCGTGAAACGGTAGAGTACTTGGGTGTTGAACATGTCCGTGATCTGGATGGTCTTTTCACGGTCATTCAACGGTAGGTGGTAGTAGAGCTTGACGATGAAGCGCTGTACGGGGAACAGGCGCATCCCCAAGCCCCATTCCGACTCGATGTAGTCGAGAATGCTGAAAATCCTCGGTCGAATCGGAGCAGGGATATTCCCCGACATCTCATCCAGGATGTCGGGGACTGCTTGTTCTATTTGGATCTGGGAAGCTCTCTGCCCGGCCTCACGAATGAGACCTGCAACCCCCGGCCCGTATGTTTTTCGCTTGACAGGAGCAGCCATAAATTACCGAAGAGCGTCCTCGGCCTTGTCCTCCCAACCGGTCATCTTCGTCTCGAAACAGTTGAAGAACAGGTTGAGGGTTTCGGGCTGCATCGTCTCAGCAGCCGCCTCTTGAATGAACTCGATGAAGAGCTTGATGACACGCTGGAACTTCTCGCTCCGCACATCGATGATCCCAGGACCGATCTTGTTGATCTCCAGCTCGATGTGGGCGATCTTGGTGAGCGCGTCGATGCGGCGGGTGCTTGTCTGAGACGTGTCCCTACCGAACTTTTCGTTCTCGATACGCTGGAAGTGAAGAGCTGCCGCCTCTTTGGCAATCTCACTGCGGAGCTTGCGTAGAAGGTCGGGAGCATCGATCTTTCCCGAAGTAGCGATGACCACCGGATCCTCGGTGATGAACTTCGCTTTCTCCTCGGACATCTTCCCGTGGTATTCCAGGTCGGAAGTCGTCGGCATGGTCTCGACCTTTCGAGGCCGCCCCCGCTGCCGTGTGACTTTCAACGTGCCGCCACCTGCCCCACGCTTCGGAGCTGCATGGACAGGTAGGAGCTGACGAACGTTGTCTGGCGTGCTTTCCGACTGGTCTTCGGGGTCATCTCCCTCGATCGGATCGGAATCGTCCACAGGCGCGAGGTTCTCGACCTCGGGCTCAGACGTGCCTTCCGGGGCGTCGGGGATTTCGTTGGTACTCATGATCTCACCTTCTTACTTCGTCTTCTCGCCAACCGCTTTTGCACTACCCCCACCCTCCGTACGAACGAGGTACTGGGAGAGATTGGAAACGGCATCATGACCCTTGTCGTGCCGAATCTGGTCTCGCGTGACAGCTTCCATGTCCTGGTATGTCGAAGCATCCCCAGGCCACCCCCGTCGCGCGTAGTTCAAAACAGCCATGTTCTTGGGCTTCGGTGAAAAGACATCCTCGGGTCGGATATCTGTGTGAGAGGGAGGGACTGTTTCGTCGTGGGTCTCCTCCGTCTTCACATAATCACGAAGCGTCTCTCGGCTCATCCCACGTGCGCGGTTGATTGGCTGCGTGAGACGTTGAGCCTCTTGCCGTAACCCCTTCGATTCGAGGTAACGAGCCGCTACCCTGCACGCAAGACGATCGTTCACAGCTTCAGCCCTTGCCCTCCAGTGCCGAACTCGATCCCGATCTCGTTGGCAACCCTGGGCTCATCGACTTCGATCGCTCCCGTACCATGTTGAATCTCGTACTCGGCCATCATCGACATGCCGTTGTTGACGAGATTGTTGAAATTGATCTCGGTCGACCGCCCCGAGGCAAGTACCTCACGCTGTTGTAGGGACTTGTCAAAGTAGGGGGGATCTTGAACGAGCGCCTTGTTGATGACTGAACAGAAACCCGTTCGCGTCTGGTGAACACAACTCCCGCACTTGGAGCCGATCTTCACGTACTCGACCCCACCGCTTCGGTGAAGACGCGATGCCTCTTTGCATCCCTTGCCATAGTCATCGTAGACCGTCGGGTCGACATAGTAGACGCCTTGGAGACCTTGCTCCCCAAGGACCGAGCGAAGGTCCCCGGCTGCCGCCACGATGTCCCTGGACTCGAACCGTCCCTTGAGAGCGAACTTCAAATCCTCGCCGTAGAGCCCCTCGTTGAGGAACCGGCGAGCCATCTTGAGGATCTCTCCCCGTGTGATCGACGACGTGCGGTGCTCGGTCGTGCTTCCATAGAAGCCCTTCGCCATCGACTGCGAATGATGAACCACAGGAAGGTTCTTCGGTTCGGTGGTGAAGTGCAGGAACTGAAGCGCCTCGACAGGCGTCTTGCCGAAGTCGGCCGACTGACGGTCATCCCATGCAGGAAGACGCCCAGCCACCTTGTGCTCGGCAACGAGCGCCTTGACCGTATCCTCAGTGAGAATCTCGTTGGCCTCCTTAACGAGCGGTTTGCCGTACATGAGGCAGCGGCCGATCTTGTTGTAGATGCAACCACCACACTTCTCTCCGGCCACCACCACCTTCACGCCAGGATTGTACTTCGCGAGGAAGTCTGCTCCCACGTGACAGTCCGAGAACGAATCCTGGGTTGTGTAGACGACTCCGTACGCCCCCATCTTCCGAATGACGGGCTCCCAATGCTCCTTCGTTGCCGCAAGGTCATCGGGCGAGAAAGAAAGCTTCATCGCGTTCGCGACATCCATGGGATAGCGACCCTTGAGCATCTCGCGTCGGATGATGGCGATGACAGGCTCCGCCTTCTTGGCAGAGAGCATCCGTTGCGTCTCTTCGTCCCGCTTCTTCGTGAGACCCGAAGCCGCGATGAGTTGCTGATCGGCCTTCTCTTGTGAAACCGCAGCCATGGGGGCCTGTTGCCCAACCCCTGCGTACATCCGCTGGGGCTCGGGCTCGATCCCCAAAGCCTTCGCACGGATCATTTCGATCGGAGCAGGCTCGGTCGCCATGCCGATGATGCGATACGCTTGCTGGGCGGCTTGAACGTTGATCTTTCCCGATTGAAGGGCGGACCCGACTGCTGCCTTCGCCGTCTCCTTGAAAGGAGTGAGATCGAGAGGCTTTACGAAGTCGGCCTCCGTGGTGCCTCCTTGCCGCATGAGACGCGCAACGTTGTCCTTCGGCTGGGGCATGGGCGACGGACCGGGCGCCCTGAAGTCATCGGCCAGCATGGCAAGACGAATGCGCTCCTTGGGCACGCTCGCCGTCACCGTAAGCTGCTTGCCCTTCGCTTGCTGCATCCGTTCGACTTCGGCCGCGAGGCTGTCCGTCATCGGAACTTCGACTTGGATCTCCTTGTGGAAGACAGAGCACGTCTCTCCCGACTGATGTTCGTGCGCGTGAGCACATCCCGAGCATTCGGGTTTCGCGACGATGAACCGGGCGTCCCTCGCATAGCGCTTCACGAAATCCGAAGGCTTCGCCGACCCCGTGTGGCAAGTCGGGAAATCCGACGCGTTGATGTAGAGCTTCCCGAGCAACCCACGCTCAGCGATCACATCCGCGATGACGTTCTTGGCCGCATGGAGGCTATCCATGTCGTACCGGCTCGTCAGAGCATTCTTGAGCCGTTGAAGATCCGACGATTGCATGAGCGCGAATCGAGCGGTCTTCCGAATGTGCTCGGGGCTCGCACGCAAATGCCCATGGGCCTGACTCATATCCCCCATCGTGTGAGGATTCCCCATGCCACGAACGGACTCGACCGGAGTCACGTTCGGAATGAGGTAGTTCGTCGGGCTCTCTCCCTTGTGCGCCCACATGGCTTCCAGATCGGGAGCCACGTTGAGGTTCTGCTTCGGCAGTGTATCGTTTGCACGGTACTCCGCCTCGTCGACTTCGAGCCAGTCGAGATTCGAGACCGCACCCTCTCGCAGGAAGCTGCTGATGTCGCCTAGATCCGCCATCTCATTCTCCTCACGAGAGATCCTGCTTGGGATACGGCCCCTGAATTGGGTCGCGTTGGTAGTTGTAGTCGGGGCGCATGTTGTGGGTGTCGTCGTCCCATTTGACGTACGGTTGGTCGCCATGCTCGACCCGATCCCCGAGGTTTGGCCCGAAGTCCTTGCCGTACTCATAGACGGAGTTGGACTCGTCTCCGGGTAGCTCTCCCGTAGCCGCAAACTCATGTTCGTAGAGATGACTCGGACGAGCTTTCGTAGGAGCTTCGGGCTGAGGGGTGTTCCCACCCGGCAACTTGGCCTGTCCGTGGATCATCACATCGAAGTCGTTGCCCTTCGGTCCGGCGTAGTAATCCGAACGTGCCACAGGCTCATCTGTATCGTTGGGGAGTTCTCCCGCAGCATTCAGAGTGAACCCAGGAACGAGGTCGACCCACGTGACGATCTTCTTGGAAGCGGTGTTTACAGGGAGACCCATGTGACCCGTCTCCGAGATGCTTTTCTCGATCACAGGATTGCTATCCGACTCAGGATCTTTGGTCGCGCCCCCAGGGTCGTCCGGCAACTCCGCTTGCGGACCGTAGACGCCCCGATCGCCCTTGTTGCCAGGAGAACCTGGATTCCCTTGCCCGTAACCGCCTGCTCCTTGCCCGTGAGCATCGTTGCCGTTGCCGTCGCCAATCCCGAAGTCGTATCCTTGAGTAGGAGTCGACTCCGAGTTCGAGTCGGGGACACCTGATGCCGCATCCTTAAGAGGAAAGTGCATGGCCTCCGGCCAATTCCCACGACCTGCACTCTTGCCTGAGAGATCGGCATTCCATTCCGAAGGATAGGAGTAGCTGTCCCCCTCGTTCTGACTCATGGGCTCGCCAGAAACGCCGCCCGACTCGCCCCAGCTATCCTGAACGGGCTGCTCATCCTGGTTGTACGAACCCCCAGGCCCTGTCTGATCCGAATCCCCTCGGTCGAGGTGTTGTACTCTCGGACCCCCGGGCTCGTTTTGGGGGGAAAGAGTGCTGTTCGCTACCCGACCATAGGAGTAGCAGGCATCAAGCGAAGCCTGCTTGTTCCGACGGTTCTCAGGATGGTCTTCAGCCGCAGGATGAGGCCCTTGCGACGGAAGCGTTTCCTTGTCTCCACCGGACGGGAGCTTCGAGCCGAAACCATGCTCGTCATCGAAGCGCTTCTTCTTGGCATTCGACCAAGGCTTCTTCTCGACGGTCTCGGCCTCTTCGTCGGCTTCCTCGTCAGGATTGTCGATCCAGTCCTCGGCATCCCCAAGAAGTCGCTCGACCTCATCCATGTCGTGCTTTTCGAGTTCCGCGATCTTGGGCTTCCAGTGCGGAGCGTTGATCTCGTCATGGAGGGTGTCACAGAGCGACGAAAGCTGCTCGCACGCCTCGAAGAGGTTTGCCCGAACATCCTTGACCGGAAGCACGTAGCCCCGACCGCCCAAAAGACCGTCGGGAGAGAACGTCGAAGACTTGAGACGGCTGAATGCCCGATGAGCCGTCAGAGCATGACCCAGGGCGACGCTCATCGCCCAAAGGGTCTTGACGATCGGCTTCACCGCTTTCTTGTCGAACTGATGATCGACCGGGATCTGACGCTTCGTCGGAGTACCCGGAGACGGCTTCGAAAAGGGATTTTCGTCCCCTTCCTCTGCTCCGAAAGCGGGCTTCTTGAAGCTGTTTTTGGCAGCCACACGAGCGAAGCCTTCCCGAGCATCTTCGGACAGGCGAATCGAGGTCTTACGGCGGGCGTCCATGTCTCAGCCCTTCAACGGCTTGCCGTTGTCGTCAAACAGCCGTTCGATGTAGAGGTCGCCATCGCTCTCTTTGCGGATCGCCCACAGGTCTCGCTGACTCCTGTGGATGAGAGTCTCCGCTGAAAGCCTGTCGAAAGGCTTGAGCTGCTGCACCGAGGCCACCCGAACCCGCGCCGTCTTCGGCTGTACCATCTGGGGCTCTCGTTCAAAAAGCGCGTCGAGCCCACACGAACCGGCGGTCTGGATGTCCTTGAGGTCGAAGTCAGCCATGGCATTCCTCACGAAATCGTCAGCGTAACGGGGACATCGATGTAGAAGTTGTCGGAGTACCCCGAGATGCGAAGCGTCTCTTGGTAGACGCCTGGGGACGTTCCTTCAGGCGGTTGCACGACAATCGTCACATTTTGGGCACCACCCCCAGGCAGGCTTCCAGAGATCGGGCTGTAGGCAACCAACCACGGAGAGTTGTTGAGGAGCTTCACAACCTGGAAGTCAAGGTTCGAGCCCGCAGGCCCCGAGTTCTGGACGGTCAGGATCTGGGTCGGAATCGGTGCAAAGGGCCCTGCGATAGGAGCCACACCGAAGAAGCTGAGCGCCGTCGGGGTCGACGAAATGTGGGCCTTGGGCCGCACCACGAGGACAAGGGAGACGACTTGGGGGGAGTTGCTCGCCTGAGCATCCTGAACGATGATGGTCGCCGCAATTGGGCTATCGCTTGCCAATAGGTTCGTCGAGTTGGCTGCAACCTGTGTCGTCCCCATCTCGTTGAACCCGAGCCCCCCAAGGGTATCGGGGTTCACCGTCACATAGGGAGCACTCGTCGTCAGCGTTGCCGTGAGGAGGGAACCGAAAATCCCCGAGTTCGTGACCGAAAGCAACTGGGGATCCCCGAACCCACGGCCCTCGTCGAGATGGAACGTCATCGAGGAGGTGCTGAGCAAGATCGCTGGCGCAAAGGCAGACATCAGCTCGGTGATGGAGTCCCCCATCGCCTTCGCCACATCTCCAGGAATGGCGATAGAGTCTCGCAAGAGCCCAAAAGGGCTCCTGATGTCCGCAATCGAGTACGCCGGGGCCGCGTGAGACATGTCCACACGCGTCGTCCAATACCAAGTCCCTTCAAGGACTTGGTACTTGAACTTGTACTCCTGGGACTGAAGAGATTGAGCCAGAGCCATGACGCCTAACGAGGCGTCCTGATAAGAGTTTCAACGAGACGCCCAGAAGTGGGGTCGGGTTACTCCCCGTGCCGAGCCTTGGCTTCGCTTGCCAGCTCTTCCACCCATTGGGTCAGGCGCTTCATCTCTGGAAGGATCTTCGACTTCTCGATCTCAGCCCGAAGCGAGGCGGCATCGTTCAGCGTTGCCTCGATGTCGTCCCCTGGGGAAGGCACCCCCCACACCTTGTGGTAGTGGGGAGGCAGAAGTCCTGGGGCCTCCCGCTCGATGAGCTGAAGGGTTCGAACCACCTGTTCTAGGCTCGCAAGAGCTGCCTTGTAGTCCTTCTCGACACTCTGCGCGAGGGGAGTGAGCCGGTTGATCTGAGGCCGGGCGCCTTGGCGGTCGTACGAATACCCAGGATTACTCATAGCTTTGACGCCTTCCACACAGCCTCGCAGCCAGCACACTTGACGATGTAGGGGTCACCCATGATCACATTCCTACAGAAATGCCTTCGGCATGGTTTCCTTCGATCCAACGGAACAAAGGATGGCCGACGAGCTTCTTGAGCAGCTCCACCGTGAAGCGACCTGCCCCCTGACCACCGTCGAATTCAACGATGTACCCATGGATGCCATCCCACGCCATCGTGGGTTTCAGGTTGTGCTGGGTGAGAATCTTCACGAGCTTCTGTTGAACTGGAGGAAGATCCTTCAAATCGATGGGAGAAGCGGCTTCGCGAGTGAACCTTGCTACAACACGATCTGCGATCTTCATGAGCTGTCAGTCCTCTCCCGTAACCACAACACACTTCGCGTGATCAGTGCCGTCTGCGTGGTTCGAAGGCCCAAGGTGCATCTGCTCCTGGAAGAAGTGCCACTCATGCCCATTTGAGCACTTCGTGTCTCCGAGCCTGCAACGACACCTGGAGATGCCTGGGGCACCACAGACGGGACACAGGCCATAGCCGTCCCGCTGAGCCGCCGTCTTGGGTACAGGAGCCTTCCCAAGGAAGCGAGCCACAATACGTCGGGCATCCACGTCAGCCCCCGTATTTTCTCAGCAGATCATCGATCTTCTGCGCGGGAATCCCAGAGTTGTCTTTCACCGACACGACAACTTGCGTCGGCGAGACGATGATGATCTTGTCGACGTCGTTCGCCTTCACGCCCGTAGGAAGTTGCACCACGATGGGCTGATCCGAGCCTGGAGGCGTCACCTTCACGGTGTCTGGATTCGAAAAGAGGCCGCCCGTATTCTCGATCGGGACGATGACCGCCTGGGTCTGCCCAGTAGAGTCTGGTGTCCCTTGGGGGATGAGGTTGCCGTTCTGATCTACACGGGTTGAGGGTACTGTGTTGGCCACATTGGGATCGGCCTTCACGTCCGCGGTTTTGCCGAAAAGTTTGGCAAGCAGACCCCCAATTTGCAGCTCCTTGAATCCCATCGAAACAAGGAGCACCGCCACGACGATGACCACAAGAGCGACCCCAGGAGCGGCGAGTTTGATCGCCATCCAGGATAGAATCGCCTTGAGTTTCGACCAAACAGTGCCCCAGAAGGTCGGCTCAGGTGCGGGAGTTGGGGTCGGGTCAGCCATCACTTGACCGGAGGAGGATCTGCGGGTTTCACGTCCTCGGGCGCCGCAGGCGGCATCGAAGGCGTAGAAGACTTGGCACCGAGCTTGGCTGCAAACTTCTGGGCTACCGGAGAATTGCTATCCGCTGCCACACCAAGCCACGCGCGAATACGGCTGTAAACGAAGCCGCTTACGCCACCGCAAACGATCCCATACAGCAGCTTTGCACTCGTGATGTCAGCAATGGGCATCGGCCAGGGGAACTTCTTGGCCAGCAATGCGATAGCCATCCCGACGCCGAAAGGCCCCAAAGGCAGAAACAGCTCGGTCCACAGGTTGTATGCAACCGACCCGGGTACCTTCACGGCCTTGATCGTCGCTTCGACGGTCGTACGCCCGCAGAACGTGATGAAGTAGATCCCCAGGCAGAAAATGACCGACTGCCAGTTGACGAAAACTTCGAACCCCTTATCGAGCATGAGAGGCACCTCAAAGAGGTGCCCCCATAGAAAGACTAGGGTTTGAGCGGCAGCTCCCCACGTTCCCACTGACCAAGCCGCAACTGCTCTTTTCGCAAGTGCTCTGCTTGGTCAGGCGTGAGGAACGGATTGGCGAGCAAGGTCTTGATCCGCCCCCGAGCTTCGCTCGCTGCACGCGCCCGCTGCTCGGGAGACAGGTCAAGATAGGTGAGATGCTGCACGGCCATCAGAAAGCCCTCTTCGTGAGCGGAATCGTGTTCGGATCGAGGTCCGTGCGAACGTTGTCGTTGAGCAGCGGGTGCCCCTCGATGCGGTAGAGATCCGCAGCCGAGTACCCCTCAGACGAACCGTTTGTTCCGATGAGGGCAAGGCCCGGATTGGGGGAGGTGTTCGTCAAGCGAGAAGCTGAGGTCACGATGAGCAACATCAGCTCGTCGCCTGCCGAGACCTCAGTGGCACCGATAGTCGTGACCGTGTTCCGCACAAGACACGCCAGGGCAGAGAGAACGTTCGTGTGCCCCGTAGAAGAAGCCAGCAAATCCGAAACCCCGATGATCTCTCCACCTGGGTAACGTCCCGAAGCCGCGAAAGCCGACCCCCCTCGGAACGTACGGTAGTTCACGAGAAGCGAGTAGTTGCCCTGCTCTCCATCCACATGGACGAGAATGTTACCAGGCACTCCCATCGCAAACGAGGCACTGTCCACGATCGCTTCCGTCTGTTCGAGGGAAGACGAGACCGCAAGGCTGGCAAGAAACCCGTCGTACGAAGTGAAACTGTGCCGGAAAGGCGAAGGGGTAGAGAACGATCCCCCTCGGAAGTCCTTGTCTCGAAGGAGCGCTCCCAACGGTAGCCGTTCCGTACACCCAAGAAGTTCCGTACCCACTTCGACGACCGCATTGTCTCCCGTGAAATCGCTTGTGAGGGTTCGAGGCCGAGCCGCCACCGGACTCGGGGGCGGAAATGCCGCGGGATCTTCGTAACCAGGCGTTCGGATATCGTACGTGGGAGACGTTTGGGGATCTCCAGAGATACGGCCCGTTCCTAGCGACGTCGTGAAGAAGGTCGAAGCTAGCACTTCGAGTACCTTCTGGTTCGGTCGCGTGAGCGCGTTCGGATTCAACTGCGTCGTAGCAATCTGGAACGCAGTCCCTGATGCAAGCGGGCCAACCGTCTGCTGGATGTCGATGTAGTTCGTCTGCGAACCCCAAGCGTCGCCTTGATAGGGAGTACGCGAGTAGTTCACGACAACTGCATCCGAGGCCGTCAACGGCCCCGGCAAGATGCTGACAGGTCCCGCAATCTTGTTGTTGGTGCCAGCCGGAGTGACGTTGTTAGAACGAACAGGGTTGTTCGCTTGAGCCACCGCACGCTCTCGGGTGAGAACCAGCCGGAAATCCTGCGTCACATCGAACGAACCTCGGTCGAAACCAAAAAGATTGGCCTCGATGACGAAATTGCCAACCGCGAAAGATGCGATAGGGGTCGGCGACTTCGTGATGTCGATGCAATCTGCGTTGAGGATGAACGTCGAGTCGCCATCAGCGTCGATCTCGATCCAGAACGTCGAACCCGCAACGTTCTGACGAAGAAGATTTGTCGCATGTCCTGCAACGAACGCCCGTGTGGACGAATTGTAAGACGACCCGTTCGTGTAGAAATCCGTGGCCTCATAGACCGCGAAAAGCCTGGCAGTGCCGTAGAACGGCGGCAATTCGAGGCCTTGACGGTTGAGCCCCCGAGTGTCTGTGAACTTCCGCAGACCAGCAAGCGTCTTCCCCGATCCTACATCGATCCAGGAGGTGTTGTAGCCAGCCGGACCCGGAATCGGGTTATTGTTGAACGTCGAAAGAGTCGAGAAGGTATCGATCCCACTCGTGTATGCAACGTAGTTCTGATCCCCAGCAGCAAAAGGACCCGCGCCCTTTGCCGAAAGGCTCATGTAGTTGATACCCTCGAAGAACGGCGATGTGTCTTGCCAAAGAATAGGGATGTGGAGTTCGCCCCAACCAGGCACGAGATCACGAGGCAGTGTGACGTAGATGTTCTTGCGAGCGGCCGTTGGATCCGTCGTTCCAGAAAAAAGGCCGAGAGGATCGGTCGTGGTCCACTTGGGGGTCACGCCATCCGCTTTGAGCAGCGGCATCACAGCTTGCGTATGCGAAATCGTATATGTCCAAGTACTCAGACCAGACGAGGGGATGGCTCGATCCAGAACAAGCTTCTCGTTGTCACCAAGGGGTGCAACCGTCTGGACAAAGTAGTGCCCCGGCTGCGGACCCCCTGTAGCGATCAGCACATCCCCGACCAGAACTCCATTCCCTGGGAAGTTCATCGTGAGATCGGTGACCGTCGTTGAGCCATCCGAAGTCATGTTGGACCCGTTGACGACGGGCGCGTTCGCGTTGGCCTGAGTTCCATCGATCGCTCGGAACTCCGTCGGCCATTCGAGACGCCGGAACGGGGTGAAAGCGATCGTCTTCGAACCCAGATCCGCGTAGCACTCTGCCGTAACCGGAAGGATGCCCTTGTAGGTGGTGTTGCGGAACTTCGACCACAACGGAGCCCAACTGACGTGCATCGGCAAGTACTGCTGAGGCACACCGGTCGGACGAACAAGCATGTCTACCGACGGACTGAGGAACGCCGCCGAGTGTAGAGAGTCCGGCCGACGAGCTACCCCACGGCCAGGGCCATACTGTACGTAAGCCGTGATGTAGAGCTGTTGCGTCGTAGCCGCAGGGAACCCAGCATTGAGAGTGATGACGAGATCATCACTCGATGTCGGGTTCGCGGGCGTGATCGTATACGCGGAAGTCGGAAGCGGATCGATCTGGCCGTCAATACGAAGGATGACGCTATGCGGGCCATCATGAATAAACCGCACTTGGTCAGCATCGCCCCCAGGGAGTCCTCCCTTGAATTGGGAGACCGGGATGTTGAACACGTCACCGGAGTTGAATTGAGCCCCGACAGACTGTGTTGTC